CCTATATCTGGGTTTTGCATATCAGCTTACTTTATTGGTAAGGTCAGCGACATGGTATATGTGGGACTTGCTCCCCGCAACATCCGTGCCCACGGTAGCTGTAGCGCAATAAAGTTTTCCGGTAACCTGGGTTTCTCCCCCATTGAGCCCGGTTACCAAAAAGAGTTCGCCCAGAACGCTATCCCCCGTGGCATTATTAATATCGCTACCCGTACGTATTTTAATCCGGAATCCGTGATCGTCTAAGTATTGGCCGCTGTAGCCTATATCTGGGTTTTGCATGTTTTATATTCCTTTTCCAATAAGATGGGAGTCAGGCTTAAGCCGCATTTCTCCTTGATTGGGATTTATTAGGGCAGGATCATCGTAAAAAAGCTGAGCGGCAAGTGAATCCGAGATACCTAAGTCAGATTTGACTGGACCCCAATAATTATTGGTAACGCCGTTGTATTCCGGCCACTTTCCATTATCAGCATTTAAAATTCCATAAAGCGCAGTATTGTAAACAATGAAATTGGCGGTGTAGGTAGTAGCTCCACAATTACTTAAAAAACCGAGCGCAGAACCACCGCCGTCGCTCGGCGCATAACTGGCACCCCCATACCTCATTCTATTGTTGCCGTAGACTATACAGTTCTTGACAATCTGTCGTCCGGAAGGAGGGGTATGAGACCACCCGCCGCAGCCGCCAACGCCCCCTATGTATATATGAGTGCTTAAAGCATTACTATTGGGGGCAACAACCAGGGTACATCCCGACATTTCGCAGTTAGTAAGAGAATGGAATCCTTGAGAGTTGGACCCGGCGTCGGAAAGATGAAGAAATGTGCAGAATATCGCCGTATCTTTAATGCATGTCCCAATTGCTCCATCAGCATAACCTATTGCTGTACCTCTGGCCGTCAATGTCCCCCTAATTTCGCAGGATTTAATTTGTGTAATTGTGGAACTATCGGAGCCTATTATTTGAACTAAATAATTCGCATGATTTAAGTTTAAGAATTTAAATTTTATAAGCTCGGTTTTAACGCCAGCTGTATTGTTCATCTCTACATGATAGGAGTTTCCGCCGTCAAAGCTGCAATGAGTAAGGCTTCTATATATTCTCCCCCCCTCAAAAGTCAGGTCTGCAGACAGCGTTACCTGTTCGTCCACTATATATATAGTGTCATCATTTGCTGATGCCGTATGAGCTGCCGATAAAGTGGCCTTCGCTGTGATGGGAGATTTCCCGTCATTAGAGTCATTGCCTGAAGCCAAATTCACATACCAGATGTTGGTTCCAGAGGGATATTGAGGAACCCCCCCAACCAAAGAAGAGTTCGGTCGAAGCCTCGGATCTGTATCGGTGGACGTCACCTTAACGAATTCAGGATCAGTTACGGCGCAATTAATTGTGGTTGACATAAGCGAGGCAACCGCAGAGGTCCAGTCGGCATTAGTATAAAAAATGCAACAATTTTTGAGGGTTAGATTACTGGAATCTAATCCTGGACCATTTGAGTAAACAGCCGCAGAAGGGGTAGTAGGATTAAGAGCAGTAGATCCATAAAAAATGCAGTTTTCGATAACTGAGCCGGGTAGTGGATTGGTCTCTTGAAACACTGTGGACAGGTTCAGGCCCTGTGCGCCAGCCGCATTTGCCTTAAATTGATAAGGGTCAATGAATGAGCAATCTTTTATATCAAGCACCCCTAACCCGCTAAAGAAAATCGACACCTTAGGCACTACTCCAGATGTCAATGGTGTTAATATGACAGTGCAAGACCTCATTTTCGTAGACCCGACGCCACTAGCTGTATGTTGGCTGTTAGGGCCAGGAAATGGCGCAGAATATACCGCTCCGCATGCATCTGTTACAGCTATAGTTATATTTTCCAAGTCAAGACGAGGTGGACCAAAGCATCCTCGATTATAGCCAGAAGGATTATTTAGGGCAATGTGAAGATCCTTAAAATAAAATGGTGTAGCGGCAAGATTGGGGAAAACTGGGCTCCAACCCGAATACCATGCGGGCCAATTAGCATAATTTTGAGTATCCAAGATGGTTTTAGGCCCCATTCCAATAAGCTTTATTCCTAGAGACCAGACCTTGATAAGGTCATTGTCCTTTGACTGTGGGGAGGTAGCACCCGAATTATAAGAGCCGACTGGAATTGCATGAGTCCCTTCTTTTATTAAAATGACCGCCTCGTCCCCTGCAAAAGACTCAATTGCGGGCCCTACATCGTTGAAGGGGGCCGCCCAAGTTCCGGTTCCTCCGGCTGCTGCGCCAGAATCATACCATACGCCGGTCGGGTACTTGGCTTCCATCTCTGCTTGTTTCGTGGATATACCAGAGCCGCCAATACAAGGAGAAGCCGGGCGAAGGCGAACGTCGCCCTTGACTGCATTAACCAAAAGGGGGTCCGCAACCGTAAGCCCGGAAGCAGCGCTAAAACCGGAGCTGGCGCCGCCCGTAAAGTTTTTGACAAAAGCGAAATTCGATTCACTACTGGCAGCAGTCCCCGTCAACCATGGGATAGCCCCAGTCTGAGCCGTATTTTCTATATACATAATACACTTCTTTACCAGACCATACTTCATGTTGTAGAATATGGTTGAGAGAGATTTGAAGTATTGGTCGCTGGCGGAAACAAAGTTAAAGGTGCAATTCTCCAAAGACGAACTAAGGGCTGTCGTGCTCCCGGATGCATGTGCCGGGTAATGGTGGCCAGAGTTAGTGTAATATACATTATGCGAAAGATACATGTACCCAAAATCAAATACAGTATCTTTGGCAGACAGGTAGATATTGTAGTTTATACCATAGGTGAAACTGGTGATGGGGGGATTTGATAAGCCCACCTCAGAGCCCTTGTCGCTGAACTTACAATTCTCTAGGTAAAACGCAGCGCCATTAGCAGCGCTTTGGTCTCCCCTCGGAAAAAGGTATGAGCTTCGAGTACCAAGAAAATAGAGATTGATGTTTTTAAACTCAGAACGACACCGAACGACGCCTCCCGATGTGTCCCGGCCTATACCTGGAAGACTAGACACAAAAGCAATTGAAGCTTTTCCCTTTTGGGCTGGATCAGGCTCTATTATTAGCCTGTTGAAGGCCAGCTGAGTTATTGAGCTATCGTGGCCAAATACATCACCCATTAAAACTATTTTACCGGCTTCATTATCGGCAAGGCCCTCGCGAGTATGATACCAAAGCATACCTTCGTAGCCAGTTGTTGCGTAGGCGTAGTCTCCCGACGCATCCGTGGAGCTAAGCCATACCTCACCCTGAGCGCCCGAACCCCCGGACGTCAAGTCGCCATCTAGGCAAAAATATGGATATTCTCTGCTATTGCCAGCCTCGATCCAATTGGTCGCATCGTTTTCGGGAGTGGTGGCGGTAGAGGTATGACCCACCAGGCAAACATAAGTCTTCCACTGGTTGAAGGTCGTGGGGCTTGCTACATAACTCGGGGTTGTTACCTGAACGGAGGTTTGAAACCTGACCCTTTGTCCCACAACGTATGAAACGCTTGCGTTAGACCATTCAGAGCTGGACCAGCCACTTACTTTTTTTAAGTATACGGTAGCCATTAGAAATAGCCCCCGTCAATTAGGAGTGGAACTGCGCAACCCCCTATTGAGGACGGTTGAAATCCCTGACGGATAGGAAGACCGTTGACCCCCTTCGAGTCGCTGTCGCCATTGATCAACGAATAGGACTCCCCATCCGCATGAACGAACTCAATGTCTTCGGGCGAATCAGTCCCGTCAAATTTTACCGCTATACCAAGCGCCATCGCGTTATTGGCGTTAACCGACTCGTCACCGCCAACTAAGTGAGCCACCCTGTTTCCGTAGTCATCCTTAGTAAATAAAATAAAGGAAGTATCATCGGAGTAAATTCGGGTATCAATTGGGTTAAGTATATGCGCGCCTACGTCAGTCGCACCCTTAACTTTAAAGTCATTGAACCGATACCAGCCCGACTCTAACCCATTGGGATCCCCGGTGCTACCAACCACAAATCGGTCTTGGTCGGTTAAGAGCTTGAATTTTATATCGCCGGGATCAGTCTCCATTATGGCCGCCGTACCAAGCCCAAGTTTATCGGCGGTTAAGATAGTGGTAGGATTGCCTTCGGCATCCATGACTTGGGGGGTCTTCTCGAAATAAAGGGTCTCCGGGTTCCCTGGATCAGGCATTACGGAAGCATTCCCCACCTTAAGTCCCGAAGCACTGAAGCGCATGACACCGGAGGAGTCTACGCTTATTCCTGTGGTTCCGGAAAGCATGATCCCGGTGGAGCTGGAAAAGCTGAGCTTATTGTCCGCGCTCTTGATGGATTGATTGCCAATATATAGGGTGCCGGGAGTAAAGTAGGCCGAGCCGGAAACGTGTAGGTCACCAGTCACATGAGAATTCCCGGAAACTGTAGAATTGCCGCCAATTGTTGAATTGCCGGAAACAATACTGTCTTTTGCAATCCAGATATCGTCTACATTTCCGGTTCCCCAGGGTAAGCCGGCTGTACCTATGCCACCCTCTCCGCTTGCCCTTGGAACTAAACTTCTCGTACTCATAGCCTAACTTATATTAATTTATTAACCCAAATATTCTATTATATATAATATACACTTTAATTTATGGATTGAGTGTAGGTTGTACATCCCCTTGTGAATTTAATTCGAAATAGGCAACGGCGGAAGAGGTGGTTTGACCGGGGGCAGCGGGGCGATAGGCTCCGTTGCCATCTGCCTCCCAGAACTCAATCGCAGGATTGGAGCTATCGTAAGCAGTATCACGCAACTTAAGGGAATCGCCAACTAATTCAAACCATTGGGTTGAGGTAACCCCGCCAGCACCCACAGCCACCTTGAGGACATTGTCATTGGCTGAATCAATCCATATGCGACCCTTTTCATTCGGCTCGCTCTTTGGCAATTGATCATAATCCAAATAAAACAAGGCAGATCCACTGATAATCGCAGAACCAGAAACTGTGAGCTGAGCACTAGGATCATCCACTCCCACCCCAACATTTCCACCATTAAACAGGGCGGCGGGACAATCATCAAAAAAAGCGTTTCCATGCACGTCAAGCTTTGCTCGCACCACGTCTTCGCTCGACGCGTTTTCTTTTATTCCTAGCCTGAAGCCAGTGGTGCTACTCCAAAATGGAGACTGTTGGCCATAATTGCTGTAATGAGCATAGCCGTCCCCTAAATGATTCATCGCATAGGTGAGGTTGCCAGTAGCCTTGAGGGAACAAAACGGGGAGGAACTTTCCTGGCTGGGCGCTGCATCATAAAATGGGAAAGTTTTGTCGGAATAGGTGCTATCGCTAAGGGACGTTTTAAACGAGACTGCGCTACTCCAGTAGTCAGTTCCGTTAACCGTTATTACTGCGCGGGCATAGTAAGTGTCATTTCTACTTAAGCCCGCAGCGGTACGAATAAAACATTGAGACCCGCCCTGTGAGGTCGGATTGCTAACAGTTGAATTAGGCTCCCATAATAGGTATCCAAAATCATCCCAATCCTCCTTGTCAGACGTACCCTCATCGGTCTCTCCCCAGCAGACGTATGCTTCGGAGAGGTCATCCAGGCGCACGGTTTGAGTCTCGTTGAAAGACGCTAAAAGGGTGGCTGCTTTTGAGTGAATTGCCTTTATGGCAATCTGTGCCCCGGTGACCGCTTGAATGTTTATGTCGCCAGGAACAGTAGTAAGGTCGCTATTATTTTTAAAGGTTAGCGATCCATCGTCAAAAGTAGCGCTAAAATCGTCGAATCTTCCGCTGTCCGCTTGCGCTACCCCACCAATTAAATCACTAAAAGAGCCAAGCGATGCGCCGCCGCTGACAATGCCTAGACATGTTGGTTGGTCAGGGATCGATTTAAAGCTAGTGCCGCTTACCAATTTGAAATCAAACCAATATGGAAGCGTGCTGCTCGAAACCGTCATTACCCTGCTGGCGTAACGAGCGTTAGAGGGGCCTGTATTGCCGCCGTAACCTCGCATAGAGAGCACGTTGGTAGCTGCGTTTGACTCCGACTCCCAAAAATCAAAAGCTGTCCTACCGTTCCATGTGCCCCACATAAATTTAGGGGTCCACCCGCTATAGGCTAGAGCGGTAGCGGGAGAAATATAAGCCACAACGTTATAGCTGTTAGCACCAATTCCGCGACGAACGCAAATACCTCCCGAAGGACCTTGGGACGTCAATGCAGATTGTCTCTGGTAGGATACGTCTCCCAAGTCAGAATTTGCATTAAAATAAGATGAGGTTTGATAAGTGTGCTTATAACCCGTAACAACACTTATTCCGCTTATAGTTAAGGAAGTGTCAAATATACCACTCTCGACCCCCGAAAGATTTCCTCCACGCACAGATTCAAAGCTAAGAATATTAGGGCCAACCCCAGACATCTCTTGGGCAAGAGTCGGAGAGGAGTCAAATACCCACTTACTGTGAGTAGGTGCAGCATAGCTGTTCCCGCTAATAAAGCGAGCATTAAAATAATAATTATCTGATCCTGCCAGGGACGTGGGAACACCATAAAATACGCTAGAACCCCCATCGCTAGAGTACTCTTCGAGCTGTAGATGGTTGTCCCAAATATCCGTATAGCTACAAGAAGATACCGTGAGGGGACTTGAAGCTCCAGCCCCATTAAACCATTGAGAAGTCCAGGGTTCGGCGCCAAGTGTATAAAAAGCAGTAGGGTCTCCTAGGGCGGCAGTCATAACCCATCTTGACTCATTCAAATTCCACCAAAGGTTTCTATCGTCCGAAGAATATTGCTTGTAATGAGCACGGCCGTTATAGGAGGCGGGCTGTAGGTCCCATCTTCCGTTCCAGGGAGTCATACCCCCTGGCCCAACAGTAAGACTACATATTGATCCGTCTCCAGTTCCCCAATAAAGGTAGCCAGTCCACCCAGCCGAGGTTAAGGCGTTCAACTGATTGTTTTTTTCCGCCAAATGAATAGAGGCAGAAGAGTCGCTTATTTTATTGATGGACAATTGGCCCGAAGTATTAGGGGCCTGGGGTACGAAGTAATCTCCGAGCACTACATCAGCAGGTCTGATATAGGATGTCTTGTATTTGGGTTGTAAGTTGTGGGTAAGCCATTCGGCTGATAGGCCGGTAGACACGGGATTCCCGCTTATAGTTAGGGATTTGCTAAAGTGTCCCGTTTGAGGAGAAAGGCCGGTGGTTTGTATGCCGACAACGTTACCGCTGACTATATCTATATGTTCATGTAGATGAGAGCCAGTCTGTATTAGGTCTCCGCTTAAGGTATTAATGTAACCAATGACCTGGCCACTTAGGGTATCTATATGGTCGTGAAGATGAGCCCCCGTCTGTATGAGATTGCCGCTGACGCCATCAATATAAGAATCAAGCGACGCACCCGTAGAAATAAGGCGCGTAGACAGGTCGGATATATCCGAAGAGGATACTCCTGTAGAAACGGTCTCTCCACTAATAGTGAGAGAGTCGGTAAAGGTTCCGGTACGCGCATGCAGCTCTCCTTCCGCTATATGGAGGGCATAAGACGGGGTGGTGGTACCTATACCTAAGTGTCTACCACCGGTGACGACAAGATTATGGCTAGCACTAAAGCCATCGTATGTTTCGTTAAAAAGAAAGAGTCCAGATGGGAGGGTTCCCCGATCTATCGCTATACCGGCGATAGTTTTAGTTACCCCAGCCCCTACTTCCCCACTATTAATGGTTATGATATTCCCTTCTACCGTTAACTGCTCCGCAGTAACATCAACTAATTTCCCTCCGGTATATAAATTGCCGGAAATATAAGCATTACCGTTAACGTGAAGAGTATAGCCTGGGGCGAAGGATGGCTCGGTCCCGCTCTTGATCCCTAGGCCATTCTCTGAGAATATTAAATTCTCTGATGTATTAAGCTTGCCTCCGCTATAATAGACGAGCTCTGGTACCGGATTAGAGCTAAGGTTGGTGCTATTGAGAACCGAGGAGACCGTATCAAGGTCTCCGCTTACCAAATCTAAACTTCCGCTGACCGAATCTATATGTTCGTGTAAATGGGAGCCAGTCTGAATTACATTACCACTTAATGTATCGAGCCCCCCGCTTACCACGCTTAAGCTTCCGCTAACCGCATCCAGGTGCTCGTGTAAATGAGAGCCAGTCTGGATTAAATTGCCGCTTAAGGTATTTATGTCGCCAACCGCCGTGTCTATATGCTCATGCAAGTGAGCCCCGGTTTGGTTGAGATTGCCGCTAAGAGTATAGAAGTTCGCCACAACTACCCCGCTTAGGGTATTGATTCTGCCGGACAGATTTGCGCCTGTAGTAATTAAATCTGCCGCTACCGCACCTATATCCCCCAACAATGCCTGGCCAGTGGATATTAGATGCCCACTAAGAACATCTACTCGGGGATCGGTACCCGGAGATCCCGTGGCAACGGATACCCCGCTAATAGTGAGGGATTTGCTAAAATGTCCGGTTTCGGGAGTAAGGCCGGTAGTTTGGATGCCGACGACACTACCGCTTACAGTATCTACATTGCCGCTTACTTCAATGATATGGTCATGAAGATGACTTCCGGTCGCAATTAGATTTCCTACAATTGAGCCGATTCCATTTGCATTAACACTGATTTGGCTTTGGAGGAATTGGCCGGTGGTAATGAGATCGCCGCTTACCTCGATGATATGGTCATGCAAATGCGTACCGGTAGCAATAAGATCGCCGCTTAATGATTTGATATTGCCAGACAGATTGGCGCCTGTAGTAATGAGATGGCCGCTAAGAACGTCAAGCCTTTCGTCAATTCCCTTCCCCGTGGAAACGGCGACTCCGCTAATGGTAAGCTCCTTACTGAAGTGGCCTGTTTCTGGCGCAAGACCAGTAGTCTGAATCCCGACAACATGACCACTTACTGTATCAACCTTACCGCTTACCAAATCTAAGCTTTCGCTGACGGAATCAATATAAGCATCAAGATTAGAACCTGTAGAAATAAGTCGAGAAGATAGATCGGAGATGTCCGTGGGAGATACTCCCGTTGAAACATTTTCTCCGCTTATGGTTAGCTGATCGGAAAATGCACCCGTAAGGCCAACAAGCTGCCCGCTGGTCATGTGCAGGGCATGCGAGGGAGTGGTGATGCCTATGCCTAAATGCCTGCCCCCGGTAACAATAAGATTATGGCTGGCACTAAAACCATCATATCCTTCATTGAAGAGGAAGGAACCGGAAGGGTAGGTGCCCCTGTCGATGAGAAGGCCGGCAATGGTACGCGAAACTCCTTGTCCCTGCTCTCCGCTATTGATGGTTATTAGGTTGCCCTTGATGGCTAGAGCTTCAGCCTCAACGTCAAATAATTTTCCACCCGTGTAAATGTTGCCCCAAACATTTAGATCTCCCCCTACCTCCAGGGTATAGGTTGGAACTGTTTTGTTTACGCCTACTCCAGCGCTATTATAACTTAACCAGTGGCTCCCGGTGGATACTGGCTTACCGCTAATAGTAAGGTCCTTGGTGAAAATCCCGCTTTTAGTGCCTATTGAACTATGCTCTGCAACTGAGGTATAGTTTACCTTGTAGTTGTCATCGCCGGAAGCAATGATAAAATCAAAGATACCCTCCGGGGTGGCCCGTTGAAGTTCAGAGATTTTCTTGTTGTCGGCCATTGGCTCAGCGCCCCGTTAGATTATAACCCGGCGGCATCTAGGCGAGATTTTAAGTCGTCGTTTTCCTGCTTTAGCTCTTTTACGGAATTGACTAAGGCGCCGATAAGCGCACGGTCATAGAGGCCCCATGAATAATCTTCTTCACCGTTCTCCCCCGTGACGGGAATGCGCGGGGCTGCCTCGGGAATGACTTCGTGAACCTCTTGAGAGTAGAATCCTAACTGAACATCTCCCTCTGGGTCCGACTTCCACCTGAATTTACGAGGCTCAAGTTGCAGGACATCACTAAGCCCATACTCAACGGCGCCGGCATCATTTTTAAGGCGAACATCGGAAGAGCTTTGAAGTACGCCATCGGCGTTGAAAGTAACATCACCGGCAACATATGCGGGGAACATGGCCTCTCCATTTGACTGTATGGAGAAAATACACTCGGCGGCGGCTGGAGTAGTTGCTCCCTTCACCACGGCAAGGCGAGAAGTCGACAGAACAGTGGCGCCGTCGGTGCCGCCGATGGCGACGGGCGTATCCCAACCAATAATCAGAGAAGCTTGACCAGCCGATGTATTGCCCCCGGCATGTGCGATGGCGTCGTTGATGTGGACGTAGCTCGACATGTCATTCGCGCTCCCGGCAGCACTATCGGGATGCGGGCTGAATTTTAGCACATTATCATTTGCGAAAGTTGCCCAAGTCCTTGGAGTGGGATTCGAAGTATCAAAGTATGAGATCCCGGCATTACCGCCTTTAAGGTTGAGCGTCAGGTGGTTGGTATCGGTCCCGATGCCGACTTTGCCATTTATGTCAATGGTCAGTCCTTTGAGTGGGTCATTATTCGTGTACAGCTTTAGTTTTCCCTGCCTGTAGTTCCATAACCGAGCATCCGTATCTACGCCGTTATCAAAACATATACCCGCGCCATTAGTAGCCCCACCTACCTCAAGTTTGTCTCGCGGAGGATGGGTTTCAGCAGCTGAAAACCCCTTAAAAGTACCAATGCCAACATCTCCCTGATCTCCCGTAATTATAATACGAGGCCAATGATGGTCAGGAGTACCAGCGGTATCTTTTCCCACAGTGCACAAAGCCAGGGCTCCTTCGGGCGCCCCAGCGGCGCGGTCCACCGTAACGCCTATAACGCTAGCATTATTCCGGCTACCGCCATGCAAATGGAGGGCGGAAAAAGTACCAGGATTGTTCGATGTATTCTTAACGCGAATGGATCCATCGGTATCAAAATTGGCCCAATCGGTTTCTGTATCATTGGCAGACACTTCAAGTGAGCTGTGAGGGTCGTTCGTCCCAACTCCAACCTTTCCGGCGTCATAATAAATCTCTCCAACAGTCGCGCCATCTTCCCATTTCCCGGCACCGCCCCCATCCCCAGTAGAAACCGGAACGCCGCTAATAGTCAAGACCTCAGCGAAAGCACCGCTCCCCATATGGACTACGCCATTGGAACCGGAAATACCCGCGTCACCCAAATAAATGGTATTGGGATTAACGTGCAAGTCCCCAGTAATATACATATCGCCAGATACATAGACGTTGTCATGGAACTTGGCGTAGCCTCCGGATACTTCCACGGTATGCCCACTGAAATGAGGGAAATGCCCGGTAGTTCCGGTTATCACCCCATATTCTCCGCTAACCCCACTGATAAGGCCACTAGCAATCAAGTCATGTGAGAAAAGGCCGGTGCCCGATGCATGTAATTGGTAGGCCGGATTATTCGCTCCAAGGCCAACTTTACCGGTAAGGGTATAAATATAATCGGAACCGGACTTCCAGAAGGAACCAGCCTTAAGGATATCCGAGGTAAGGCTCGTAAAGGGGACTTTGTAGTTTTTAGCTAGAGGATCGGAAGAATCCCCGCTAGCTATAACAAAATAAACCGTGGGCCCCTGTGCGCCGTCAAAAGTATCAAATTGGGAAATCTTTTTGTCTGCCATCTTATATTAGAATACACTTGTTTCGGTGTATGGCAGACTTTAAATTTTAATTTACTTTAAAGGAAATATCTCGATCTTTTACAAAAAATTGAAAATTGGACTGTCCTTTTTGATCTTTTTTAAAATAATAATTTACTATTTGATCCTCTATCTTGGCTTGAATGAGTCGCCTTAGGGGTCGGGCACCCATCTTTTCGTCGGCTGCTTCCGAACAAATAAATTCTCGGGCATCTTCGGAAACTTTTATGTAAATCTTTTTTTTGCGCAATTTTTTTGATAATTCTTTTATATTATAATTAAATATTGAAACAAGGTCTTTTTTTTCTAAATGATTGAATACTATTATATCGTCTAGTCGATTAACTAGTTCGGGGCTAAGGGTCTTTTTGGCCAAGTCTTTTATCTTGGATGAATTCAAATCGGAAGATTGAGAAAAACCAAGGGAGCCTTTAGTGGAGATATCTGACCCAATATTACTAGTTAATATAATAATGCAGTCCTTAAAGTATGCCTTTTGCCCGCTTTTATCTTCAAGTTCGCCCTCTTCTAGAATTTGAAGCAATAATTGCTGTACCTCAGGGTGGGATTTCTCGATCTCATCAAAAAGCAAAACGCTGTGAGGCTTTTTCTTTAGGCTCTCGATAAGAATGCCGCCCTCTTCGTACCCCACGTAGCCTGGGGCGGCCCCAACGAGCTTTGATGACGAAATCTTTTCGGAATACTCCGACATATCTAGGCGTAATAGATTTTTTTCACTACCAAAATAATGTAGCGCCAATTGTTTTGCCGTCCATGTCTTTCCCACTCCGGTGGATCCTAAAAGTAGAAATGACCCAATTGGTTTTTCGGGAGACTTTAACCCTATTTTTGCACGAAGAATACACTTATGTATTGAAGCAACTGCATCTTCCTGGTTTATTATAAAGCGCCGAAGTCGTCGTAGTAATAAAAGGGATTTTTTATCTTTTTCGTGAATTAGATTTTCTCTTGGAATCTTTGATTTAGACGAGATGATATCGACAATATCATCCTCGGTCACTTTTACTATGTTCTGGGAAGACCACTCATGCATTAAGCGGTCATACTCAGACATAAGGGAAATCTCCTGCTCGGGAGAAGGGTTGTCGGAGTCCATAAGCTTGTAAAGCTTAGTCTCTATCTCTACCACTGCGGGAGGGGGAGTGAGGTTTTTTATTTTTACCTTCGCGCCAGCTTCATCTAAAATATCAATCGCTTTGTCTGGGAAATTTTTGCTAGGCAAGTATATATCCGCAAAAGAGATTATTTTCCGCAATAAAGGGAGTGAATATTTTACGCCGTGGAAAGACTCGTAAGATTTTTTTAGCCCCTTTAGGATTTGTAAAGTTTCCTCCGCTGAAGGCTCTTCCAGCGTTAAGACCTCAAAGCGGCGCGCTAAAGCAATATCTTTTTCGATGCTTTTTTTGTATTCGGAAAAGGTGGTTGCTCCAATTAGTTTTAATTCACCGCGAGCCAGCGCTGGCTTTAGGATATTCGCCGCATCCATAGTTCCCTCGGCGCTCCCGGCCCCGACGAGAGTGTGTATTTCATCTATAAATAAAATTATCCGCTTGTTATCGGAGCATTCTTTCACGAGAGACTTGAGTCGAGCCTCAAACTGACCTCTATATTTAGTGCCGGCAATCATGGACGCAAGATCTACGGCATAAATATCCATTCCATTGAGAAAGGCGGGGGCGCTCCCGTTGACAATCCTTTGCGCAATACCTTCTACGACCGCAGTTTTACCAATCCCCGGGTCCCCAAGTATTAAGGGGTTGTTCTTGGTCTTTCTACCTAAAATCTCCCAAATACGAGAGCTTTCAGAATCCTTCCCTATAACGTTTGGAAGGGACCCTGAACGAGCCAAGGAGCTTAGATTTACAGCAAAAGAAGACAAGGCCTTTGGAGGGGGAGATGCAGATGAAGGCTTCTCGTAAACCATAGCGTCATCAGCAACCGTTCGACGAGAGCGAAAAAGGGAATCTTGATTTCTCAACAAAATAATGAAAGCCTCCAGAACGCCAGAAGGACTAAGTCGATGCGAGTATAAAAATTGTGCCGCAGTCCCGTCTGGGACATTTAGTAATGCAAAAAAAATATGCTCTACTCCTATGTGAGCATGACCTAAGGTATTGGCAAACTCACAAGCTTTGCTTAGGGTGGATTTAAATGAGGAATTATACCGGCTCCCTCCGGATGGATTATCGCCTGGCGTCTCATCAAGGGAATCCGCAATGATTACGAAATCAATAAAATCCTCTATTTGAAGCCCAAACCTATCCAAAAACTCATGAACAAAAGACCCCCCGTGGCGCAATAACACCACCAATAAATGAGATGAAGTTACCGTAGGATGATTAAGTTCTCTGGCCCACAACTTAGATTCTAAGATAAGTTGCTGAGATTTAGGCGTAAAGTTAGGAGTAATGGACATACCCATAATATTACACTCAAGAGCTTACGTCGCGAAGCTTCATGAAAATCCTATCATCAACTACATTAAGGTTGTCCACAAAGATAGAATCTCCATCACCGCTTTTTGTTCCTGTGATCGTAACTATATTGCCCTCCTTGGGAGCTTTGTGAATATCTAGGTAGTTGGTACATTTTTTATCGTTAGCCCTGTCGCATAAAATAGCAGACACTGTCCCGAACTCATCCTCAAGGGAAAGCCTCATATAAGAATTTCCATTACGAGAAACTTCCTTAGAATATTCAGAGACTGAGAAAATATATTTAGCTGACTGACGCGGATCCAAGGACTTGAAGTGAAGAGAGTTATGGGGAGGATGCGTTGGATGGTGGAAAATTTTAGATAGTTCTTGGGAATAGCTAAAGCCGAGCAACTGTTTTTCAAAATACCAATTCGCGAAAGACGGCCACTTTGCATTTTTAAGGTAAATTTGCTTGTAGCCTTCGTATTTCTTTTTAAAAGTATTATACCTAGACTCTTTCATTAATGGCTTTCCATCGTCCCCAATAAGAGAAAAGTCAGAACCCTTAATTAGTTTGATGGCCTGAAATAATGAGCAATCCTCTTGCGAGGTAAAGGCTATAAAGTTTCGTTTTTCACGCTCAGTAAGAATGTTGAATGATTGAGCCTCAAGAACTAGCTTACATCTATTTTCAGACGAAGCATCACTAAGGGCCCCGGCCTGAATAAGGGCAGAAAGAACCCCAATATTTAGACCGGCATCTTTCGCAGCTAAAAACAAGTCAAATTTATTGGAGTTGTCTTCATTGCGAAAACGACGTAGGGCAGACAAGGATTTTTGACTAATGCCTTTGATACTGCTCAAGCCATATCGTATATTGGGGCCCTCTAAAGAGAAATCCATTTTAGATTTAATTAAATTAGGCGGCAAGAGCCTTATGTCGAAATGTGGAAGTTCTTGGCTAATTTTAGAGACTTCGGTTTGAGGGCTGGGCTCAAACTGCGTCATGCGGAGCAACGACAAAAAGAAATCTTGAGGAAAGGAGAACTTTAGATAAGTAGTCCAGGCAGCTAAGGTCGCATAAGAAATAGAGTGAGATTTATTAAACGAATAGTTCGCGCTATCCTCGGCAACGCTCCAAAGAACCTCCCCAATTTCAGGATCAAGCCCCTGCTCTTCAATTTTTTCCTCGATCTTTTCTTTCCATATTGGAATGTCGTCCACCTTCTTCTTCCCTACGATGCGGCGCAATTGTTCAGCTTCATCAAGGGTGAACCCAATGGCAACAGCCATTTTCATTAACTGTTCTTGATATAAAGGTATCCCTCCCGTATACCCCAGAACTTCATCAAAAAAAGTATGAACGCTCTGAGATGTATTGGTCGCACAATATGTGGAATAAGCCTCCATGAAATCGAGCGCCCCAGGACGTGCAATAGCCATTACGGCGCTAAGCTCCTCAAGATCCTTAGGCTTTACACTTCGACACACCTTTAGGTCGGTATGGGCCTCTATTTGGAAAAGGCCGTGGGCGCACTCAAGATTGGAGAGCGGAGCATAAAGATCAGGAGACGATAAATCTATATCTATAGGATCTATTTTGAGGCGACGGCAAGTATCGTAAATGACAGTCAAGGTTCTGAGCCCAAGAATATCAAACTTAACCATGAGTTCTGAAACCCAATTCATATCGTAAGCCGTAACTAGTGCCCCATCATTAGTTAACTGTAGGGGACACAACGAAGAAATGGAGGCATAAGAAATAGCAATTCCCGAAGGATGCACTCCAGAGTTTTTGTTAAGCCCCTCTATTTTCTTTGAAATCTCTATTACCCGAGAATTATCAGTCGCCCATTCTTTGAACTTTTCGCTTTGGTCTATGGACTTGGATATAGAAGCCACCTTGCCGAAAGTCTTAGGAATTAACGCAGTAACAACATTAACCGCAGCCTCGGAAAGGCTGCCGACGATTTTCCCGCATTCTCTAATGCAAAGCTTGCTGCTTAATGTGTTTAGGGTAAGAATTTTAGCTGTACGACCTGGATATTTTTTGTCAATATATTCAGTAACCTTATGTCGATGCGCATAGCAGATGTCATTGTCCACATCAGCCAATAAACTTCCATCCAAATATGTTACACCGGCATCCTCGATTTTTCGAGCACGACTTTGACTTACAAATCTCTCAAAAAACAGATCGTGCTTAATAGGGTCTATCTGCGTAACCCCGATAAGGTAAAGAACCAAAGAGCCAGCAGCCGAACCGCGCCCAGGACCAGTAGGAATACCGTTAGAGTGACAAAAATCAAGAACATCCCAATTGAGTAAAATATAATCCACAAACCCCAAGTCCCGAAGAGTGTCGAGCTCGCTCTTGACTCTTTCATAGTATTTAGTCTTCTGATCATCTTTGTCAATTCCCTTGTCTTTAACCCCTTTTAGGCACAAATGCCTTAAGAAATCATAGTTGGAGCTAGTGTTGGGGATGCCTAGAGCTTTATATTGCGATGGATCAATCGTTATGCGGGGCAGTCGAACTCCCGGGGGAATACAGTCGGTGTATTCCTTGAAATCCTCTATAAAATCAATCGATTGCACTGCAATGAATGTCCTTGTATGTATCTAGGGCAATTTCGTTCAGCTTAATTTTGTCAAGCTTACGTAGTAGGCCCGAAGTCATCTCAGGATTGGAGTTCCAATAAGACGGGGGCTGAGATAAAACACTAGAGGCAATATCTAATGTCTCTGACCGCAAATCGGAGATTCCGGCCTGATAGATATCAAGCGCATCCGAAGAGGTTTTGGCGCCCTTTAATTTTATAGTTCTATCTTCCATAGCATTTTTTCGAAAATTTCATAATTTTTCTGGATATCATATAGTGCATCATGTAGTTTGGCCGCGTCAAAATCAACCTCGTATTTCTTGCAGCAAGCCCCAAGACTTAAGCGCATCCCTCTTTCCCTGAAGGAATTTAATTTGAATTGCCATGGGAGTAAGTCGTCGCCATCATTTATTTTTATATCTTTTTCTATTGCCTTGGCTAAACATAGAGTGTCGAGGCATTCACTTAAGTAAGAGTAGTCGGTAGAGCGCCCCAAAAGCCTCCTGAAAATATTATGTATATAAATATCAAACCCTAAAATATTATGCCCTAGTTTAATATACTTTTTATTATATAAATATTTTTCAAAATGGTCAAGAACTTTTTTTGCGGGAAGCGCTCTTTTTTTATACTTAGAGTCCGAAAATCCGGTAACTCTGCGGGCGCCGTCAGAGAGATTTAGGTCTTCCCAGAAAATATAGTAGTCTTGGGATTCCAGTAACTTACCGCCTTGGTAGATTGAGAAAGCTAACTGCCATGGTTTGTTATCTTTGGACGCTAAATTTAAATTGCACGTCTCGAAATCAAATACCATGTATTTTTGTTTCTTATTAAATCTAAGCAATTCTTCGTTCATTCTATTCCAAATGTTTTTTTTAGGTCTTCAATTAGATTAACTTTTTTTCCTGATGGGAGAGCTAAGTATTCTTTTTTTAGTCTACGCAGAAGCCTTTTATGTTCCGGATTGGAAGCATCATAATTTATTATCTTCTTAATTTTTTGTAATTGTTTTTTGTTCACACCTTGATATGATGGACGTGACGAAAGGCAGAAAGATCTGACCCTCCCGCATAGCTAATGGCACTCTTGAGGTCTTCCTCTATCTCTAACAACTTCATTTCAAGGGTGAGGCCGCAAGAAGGAACGTTCTTGAGGGTGCCCTCTATATGGGTTCGCGTTTTTTTATTTTCAAAACTGGCTGATCCGTAGTATGCTTTATGCATGACTCCATCGATTTCTATAGAGGCCGAAGGACTATCGGAGCAGCAAGCGAAAAGGCCCCCCGCCATTACGAGATCAGCACCCGCAACCAAGGCCTTCGCAATGTCTCCGTTGCACCTGATTCCCCCATCTGCGATAATTGGAATTCTACTTCCCGAGTTAAACTCTTCTAGGGCTTCATAACATTTGGAGCATTCTTGAACGCAACTGAACATAGGGTAGGTGAAACCCGTCTTGTCTTTAGTGGTGCAAGGACTCCCTTGACCTATGCCCACTTTGACATAATCAGCCCCCCAGCTTCTAAGGGAGACAACCGCTGGGGGAGTGGCAACATTGCCGGCAATAATACAAACCTCGTCCCCCAAATTTTTACGCACGAAAGCAAGCATGTCGCGCATTAAACTGCAATGTCCATGTGCAATGTCAATTGTAATGATATCCACGCGAGCGCCAGACGCCCTAATATTTTCTACAACTTCTCGGTCTTGAGGTTTTACGCCTAGACTGACGGAAACAACGCGCCAACTTTCGCGATTGGCATTTTCAATAAAATTCTGGATATCAATGTCAAATCGATGCATGGAGTATAGATACCCGTTCTCACTTAGCCATTTGCACTGACGTTCGTCGACCACCGCCTTCATATTAGAAGGCATGACTGGAAGCTTAAATGTCATGGCGTTGCTAGACTCAATGGCCTCCTTGTTGTCTGGAAGAATGGTTTCAGTAGAGCACATGGAGCGACTTGTACATTCGCTATAACTGGGTAGCAAGCTAACGTCGGAATATTTAAGCGCTCTCATATTTATCTAAATAACTTTCCCAGCAAAACTGGTTGCTCCCCATATGGTCAAGGTTTGGCTTCTCTAGAGATGAGGAACGATTAGAAAAGGTGTTGCGCCCACATATGAGTTTGTAGGCTAAATATGCATCAAAGTCAGCTTTATTCTTGTAATAAATTGATTGAGTTTGTTCTAATTTGAAATCGTTTGACGAACAATATAACTCAACGGCGCCCCTAACCATCCCGTCTACTGGTAAGCCGTTATCCTCGATAAAAAAGGTTGGATTAGTAAAAGAAAAGTTTGGAACGCAAGCATTAAAGCTAGTAAGATTTTTAAAAATAAAAGAGTCATAAAAAGGTATGGCGAGACGAAGATTGTCTTCGTTCCATAACTCGGAGAGTAGGCGCAAATCTAAGCGTCCCGAATGCTTTGTATGAGCAGCGGTATAAATTGCATTCAAGTCTATGCATCCGTTAGAATTTTTGGGAAAAACTATAATTTTATGACTACATTCATTGATGGAGTCAGGCCCCGCATCAACATTTTGACAAACATCAAAACGGAGACCAAAAATAAAATGAATACCTGCTTCTGAGGCATTTTTTCGACCCTCGAGAAAACCCATAAAGCTATCTTCGACTACCACCACCTTGGATAACCCATGATCCTCCGCAATATCGAAAATAGAAACTGGGCCTTCTGGGGAACTATTCGAAGATGGAGGGTTGAGGGTAAGGATAGATCTTCCTATGGAGTAATGGCTCTTGAATAAAGGAATCGTCACTCCATCACCTTATCAGAAAAAAGGCTTTTCGTCAAGTCATTTTTTGCATCTTTCTATAAAATGCTCTGCAATTCCGCCCTCTTCAAGGTATTCTTCCATTTCTTCAAGTAATTTATTTCGGATATCCCGTATTTCGGGAGGCAAATCTTCCTCTTTGATTTGGGAGTAGCTCATTGTAGCGGCTATCAATAGAAGAATCGCCAGTGGATCAAAAACAAAGATTAAAGTAATGATGACTATTCGGATGGCCTCCGCGACCTGCACATCAAATCCACCCCAATCCCGAATGGCGTTCGCCACGTACATAATAGGCCCAATTTCCACCTCTAACAGCCTCAGTGCCTCCCCATACTTAAATTTTTCCTCCTCAAGGAGGGAGATTTTATCGTGGGTAGACTCGATTTCAAGGCGGTAAGAATTTATTTTGTCGTCAAAAACTCCAACCTCCTCTTTGCCTGCACTTGCAGCATCAATTTGGGAGCGAGTTTCATTGATCTGTGCAGCAGCAGTATCCCGAAGGGATTGAATTTTTTCCTCTGAGGATAGCTTTCGAGACAATAAGCTATCGCGCTCTTTTTTCTGACCCTTGATTAAGTCGTTGTGCTTTTTTGAACTAGCAAAAATACCCGTAGGTTTTGAAGAGGCGAGCTCGTCGTCAAGCTCCTTTTTGCGAGCTTCATATTTTGTTAGTAAATTTTCTTCTATTTGTATATTGGATTCTAGCTCTTCTTTTATTTTGGTTATTCTATCTTCGAGGCGCTCTATTGTTTCGTCTTTATTGTCTGTAGAGTTATTTTGTTGGCCATCCAGGTTTTGTATGGCTTCGGTTTTGCGAGATATAAAGTCCTTGTGGCGCGATATTTGACCATCCAGTTGAGCTAGCATGGCCTGCTCCTTTTCTATTGAAGCTCCATGCTCAACGTGAGAACGCGAAAGAAAGCCAAAGATACCCATACTAGTGATGCCGCATAATATTAACACCGCCACCAAAAGATAGGCCCTAATAAACTTAAATGCAGTATCCCAATTCTTATGAAGCCAGACAGCTGCAACTAATTTCCCCACTTCCAACACACTGCCCATTACGACAATGGCTTCGGTAGAACCAGGAAACATAGTGGCGAGACCTATTATGCTGAAATAGGCAGCAGTCAAGGAGATGGCAATGGCCGAAATAAAGATGATGATTACTGCAAACATACCGGCGACTTAAATATGATTAGTGACATTCAAAGGAATGTACACTTCAATTTAAAAAATGTCGGGAGTCTTTTCCTTTTCGGAATACCAATAAGGGCAACCGTCGTAATGAGAAAGTTCCAATGTTTCCCCAGCCTCTTCATTAACGGACAAAAGGCCGGACGCTTCGTCAAGAAATGACCCCAGTACCTTTCCGTCTTTATCTTTTCTTACATAATAATCCATGGGCTTTCTGTAAGGGCATATATATGCAACAACTTTATTGCCATCCTTGTCAAGTAAAGGTTTTCCTCGATGGATTTTGTATCCATCCTTCCCGCATTTAAGGATGCCCCCAAAAGATCCGTCCGGAGGATACCCTCTATTGCTCTGGTACTGAGTTGATGCAAAATTACTAACAGCATCATATTCATCAAAATTAGTTAAAAATTCGCTAATTTGAGTGAGATGCAACTCAAGCCCTTCAAGCTCCTCAGTAGAGATGTCCTCCATCCTTATGTTTCCAGTGGAATTAAGATCAAATTTTAAAAATAAAAATTCAACCTGGCGCTTCTTGAAGTGAGGAAAGAGCTTTTTTACCGCTAGAGTATATATCAAATCCTGAAGGTTATCGGTGACATCTTTTCCTTTGAATACTGATTTACTACTCTTGAAATCGCGAATTACTGCCAGGCTTTTGTCTTTATATAAGAAAAGCTTGTCGATAAAACCCCGAAGGCGATATAATTTTTCTCCCTCTTCAACGGTAATATCAAAATCTTGCTCTGATATAGACTCATCTGGCTTCCCCCGGGCGTCACCAAAGAAATCAAAATGAAGCCCCGCCAAAGTCATATTGTTTATTAACTCTAGGTTGTCCGCATCATTGACCCCAAGACGTCTAGCGTGATATCCTACTAAGCGCCGCAAGGGCTCGCATAAAAAAAGAGAGTCTTTTAAGATGGCTTCATCGTAAAGGGGTTTGTGCCGAGGATTCCCTAGGAGTTCAAATATCAAATGGCAGATCCAGCCACGCTTAGAACCATCGTTTCCTGCGTCTGGAATTTTTAAGTGATAGCGCGACCAATAGCTCCAAGAGCATTCTTGCGCCGTTTTTATCCGGCTGGCGGATAGGGGTGTTGGCGTCTTTGAGTTCATATATAGTCCACTGTAGGCTGGTTTGCGTCGAAATTTTTTTTATAGAATAAAATGTTAAAAATATTTTTTCTTGTACAAGGAGCGAGATATGTGGCCGCTCTTTATTAAATCTTTAATGCGAGAATGCAACTTTTCGTCGTCAGGAGAATCTGCTCTGGCGTCCATTTCACTCTTCCATAAGGAAAAATCTTCCGCATTCATATCCCCGAAGTCGTTCTTTGGGGGCAAGTGAACCAGTAGGGATCCTTTGTCAAAGAAACCAAGTAACTTTAAGTAAATCTTAAGCGCCCCAACCTCTCCCCTGTTAATGGAGGAGTCCTTGTCGTTATTGAGAGAAATAATAATCTTCTTTAACCCCAATGATACTAAGAAGCATATTAAGGCAGAGGAGAGGGACGTTCCGAATATAGGTAGTACATTTTTATATCCATGTTCGTGGCAATTAAGTAAATCTCCAATGCTTTCAACTAAGATAATCTCTCCCTTGGAAAGAATCGCGTCTTGAATGGGATGAATTTTTCCCCCAAAAGGAACATAAAAAGGATAAATCCACTTTGATTTTTTTCCTACATGCTTCCATTTGGGGCGTTTAGAGTTTGAGCGCCCAGACATATCTCTGCCGCTAAACCCATGAATCTTAAGGTCTTGATTATAAATGGGAAACACAAAGCGCTGGTACAATGACCCTTCTGTAGCCAAGCCCCCCTTAAAAAACTTTAGCGTTGAACTTGAAATTCCTTTGTCATTATAAAATTTGTAATGAGGTAATAATTTATCCAAAATAGAATCAGGGTATGTTTTTTCGATATCCAAACGAGGAGAAGGAGGGGGAGATTGAGGGAGGGCTTGAATGTCTGAATTAGCTCCCAAAACCCTTTTTATAACTTCTGAATCGTTTGTTTGCAGGGTAGCCGACACAAGCGACTTAAGGGGTAGGAACTTACTTTCTTCAACATAATCTACCCATACCCCCGAATCCTTGTATATTTTAAGGGCAGTTGGATTACTTCCGCCCCTATAAAGGGCGCTTGTTCTCCAATGACTGCCGGAGTCGCTAAGCTTGTATCCAAGCTCCTCTAGTACTGATTTGATTTTTTGAACCGTCATATATCTATAGAGGAATCAATTATTGAATTAGCGGCAACCTCAACATCGACTTGAGCATTAACCATATCCTGTAGGTCTCCCACCTCATTGATATTAAAATTATTAAAATCAAAATTTAAATAGTTGCGCTTAAGGTCGCCGTTTGGCATACGGACAGGCTGGATGGCTCTATGTACATTGTGTCCAAGGTGTCGGTACTTAAAGCAAGTAAGCCTATGGGTTCCGAACTGATCGCACTCTGCTAGTTCATCTAGGGTTTTTTGTCGGAGCGCAAAAAGATGTGAGCTGAACTGAGTGATACGATCTGAAAGAGAAACAATGCTCTCGTCCTCTACGATATTGTCGGCATTTCGATTTGTAGTAATACCCTGCCTATTGCTTTGAACGCTAGTCATCATAGCAATGGAAGGTTTTCCGTCTAAGGTGATATCTCTCTGTATAAGGCGCTTGAATTTGTCCACCATCTCCCCCACTACTTGCCATTCTGATTTGTTCTTGGAAGATTCTGACGTAGTTTTTATATAATCAAAGCTTAGGATCATTGGGTTACCTCGCTTGATCCTGGAAAAATAAAAATGTTTAACTAATTGAATCATTGAATCCACTGTCATCCCACCCACATTTTCATAGAAAAATTGATAAGATTTAATTTTTTTCCATACTTGACGCACCTTATTTTCAATTTCGGGGCCAGCGCAACGCCAAGTCCCATGTTCTAGGTGGGAGAGGGGCACTCCGGAGAGCGAGGCACACATGCGCCGCTGAATTTCCCCCTTACTCATTTCGCCATTGTCTAAATGCAGCACCGGCATTCCTTCCATCATGGAAACTTTCATACAATAATCCACAACAAACTGCGTCTTGCCAGCCCCCGTACGAGCCACAAAAGTGGTTATGTTTCCGGGCCTCAAGAGAGAGCCGTAAAGCTCATGGAGTCGTGCATGGGGGCCTGGGGGGCCAAAACTTTTCAAGGGATTGTTCCCGCGCTCCTCTATGTTTTCCTCCATGTCATCGAAGATATTTAAAGGGCCATGCTGTCCAGTGTCATAAAGATCTACATGAGAATTGTAAATCTCGTCAGCGGCCTCTATAATCTCGGGCAAATTCTTGGACACATCGAAGTTTTTCATGGCCTTTGAGAGTTTTAGGCCAGTTTCCGAGATGGCATTGCGTACCGAAAGCTTTTTTAACTCACGGGCCGCCTCAATCATTCTGTTGGCGGAACTCTTCCTGAGCTTTAGGGAGGAAGTGTAATCGCTAATATTTAAGTTGTCTTCGAAAGATATTCCCGAAAGTTTTATGCGCTCCGCAAGAATGATGTCATCAATAAAGTTTCCTTGCTCATATTCAGCCTGAAGAAACGTAAAGATCACGGAATTGACATGAGAGGAGAAGTCTCCTGGCTCGATAAAGGTGGCAACTTCAACGTATTTCTCTGGATAATTTAAGAGCCCAGCGAGAAACTGCTGCTCGACTTCATGGGAAAAAACCATGCTCTATAGTACTATAACTGGAGGGATTAGTCAAGACCTATTTCAGGGTCTTCGTTATCCATGTTAAGCATGCCTTCGGATTCTTCTACTCCAATTAGGTATTTTTCTAATGCTTTCCGCAACCCCATTTCAACTATTTGATTTTGAGTTTTAGTGTAGACGAGGGCTTTCCCCTCTTGGGTTACAAATGCTAAGATAAATCCTTTTGTATGGTCGGCCTCACCGCTAAACTCAAAGAGTTGGTCAAGCAAGGGATCGGGGACCATAAAGGGAGAAAGGTTTTCGGGATCAATATCGTCACTCACAGTAATATGTACACTTGATTATAGGATAACCCCAAAACTTTTGAAGAGCTCCTGGGATAATTTGTCGTCAGGATAAACCTCCACCAATGTAATGGAATTTAATTTACAAAATTTTGACTTATCATTATCTCTACGCATTTGGCTCAGAAAAGTAGACTTTGAGGATCCATGAAAATGTGGGGTGTATTTTAGGTGTTGCGCCCCCTGTACTTCTACGGCCACTTTTTTTGAGGCATTATAGAAATCGAGGGTCATTTTTGTTCCAGCCACAGGAAACTCTTCAAACACTATATCTTGAGACCAAAATGGCTTTAGGTATTCTTTTGCGCGAAACTGGAGCTTGCTGCGGCTTTCAGCATTCCAATCAATAAGGTATCGACGCGCCTTTGAAACTCTTTTGCGGGACCCAATTAAAGTTGTAAAGACCATTCTAAATAGACTGTTCGCAAATAATAGCCTTAAAATGATCAATAAGAAATTCAGTTAATGCAGAATTTCCTTCGAGTAACTCGTTGAATTTAGAGTCTCCATGAATTTTTTCTGGAACTTCATGCCCGGCGCCCTTGAGGATATCTAGAAAATCCTTTTCGCAAGTTATCCATGCTCCTTTTTTATTTATATAACCCCATAAGAAAAGCATGTCGATAAGCTCTTTCTCTATCCAGATAGAGGTTCCGTTCTTGCGGCCATACTTTATCGGGTACTCCAGTGTGTAATTAGTTTTTTCATTTGGAGATTTTTTTACAGTAGCTTTTACTATATGACCTAGAATCTTATTCTTTTGTTGGTCGATTGGCTGAGTAGGATTTTCTAAAATTAAATCTCTTTTGAAGCGAGGCTCAAATTCCAGAATATAATTAGCAAAATGAAGTAGGGCATTGCCGCCCGTCGCTGTTGTTTGCCTGATGGGAGCCTTACTGTAAGGGTCTAGCTTAATGTCAGCCCTTACCTGAGAAATAAAGATTGCCATATGGCCACGCTTTGCTAGGGCTATGCTCATTTTTTGCATAAACTTTGCCCCAAGAAGAGCACCTCCCGCTACTTTGTGCGCATCCTCAAATCCCTTTTTTAAGTCATCTTTCATGATGAGTCCATCGAGGGAATCTAGTAAAAAGCAATACTTTGTGGCGCCTGGATTACGCACCACGAGAACTCTCATTAAGTCAAGTACTGTCTCGTAAATGTTACAATCAAAAACAAAGCAAGTACCCTCGTTCCATTCGTCCTCCGATGATACAAAAGACACACCTGATCGCTCCCTCATTTCCGGAGATAGGCGACCTTCTGCTTTGATGTACACCCCTTTTGAGTTCGGCATTTTGAGGAAATTCTTCATAACTTCGAGGCCCTCCGATGTTTTTCCGCCCTCATTCATCCCGATAAAGCGATGGAGCCCAGGGCAAAATCCTCCATTAAGCTCGAAGTCCACCTTTAAACTGCCACTGGATACCCTATAATCAATTTCTTCTTCAAAGTTATAGTGATGCTCCTTATTTTGTAGCAAGAAGGCTTTTAGGGCCTCCTGGGCTCCCGTTTCTGAAGTAGTAGTCATGATAAAAAGTCTCGCAAGGTTTTGTTTTTGTTGGGGGGGTTGTAGTCGTTATCGCTTTTGGGTTTCAGTTTCAGCTTCGTTGGCAACGGTATCTCATATTTAAATCTATTATACTTTTTTTGGAGCTCCGAATGGTAGTATCCAGAGCGTAGTACAACTAAGGAATTTAGTTTCTGAGGGAAATCTACTCCAAGCCAAAAGTCTTTTTCGGGATATTCGCAAAGCAGAGCCTTTAGAGACGCCATCTCGCGCCCCCAGAAGTTACGCTTTTGAGTTTTGGGGACAATCGTCAACCGCTCGATAACTTTTTTCTTTTCGGTATAAGTCAATGCTACATAGTAACATGCACAGGACTAAAAGTCAAGAGCATTAACGTCTTTTGCTTGGAATGGCGTAAAATCCTACCACCATAAAGCATAAATCCATGAAGGAGGCCAGTAACAAACCCCCGGTTAACCTTACAACCTTCCAGTCCTCTCCCCCAAACACCCAACTAAAGAAGCCCCATTTGGCCCCCTCTCCCTTAGGAACGATGATATCGTAGGTGATTTCGGGGTTGTGCGCATAATAGATCATCATGTAACACATAGTAAATGTAATGGTCATGAATAAGATGCGCCGCGTTACCTTGACGAAGGGATCTTTGGCCTGTTCGGATTGGTTTTTAATGAGGGCATCCAGCATATCCTTGTCTCGAGCAGCTAGCATTAGTTGGTCTTGGCGCTTTTGCTCCAACCAAGAGTTAATTAAGTTGCAGCCGAGTTTAATGCCGGCGCCAATTACGGTATTTAGTATAGGCCCCATTACTAATAAGTACACTCATTCTTCCCGGGGAGGACAGTTTTTAGTAAGCTGAGAAAAGATCGATTCCTGGTTTTCGGGAGTGGAAAAGTACCATTTCCACATTATATCACCCCTTATCTTCTGAATTTTTTTCTCTAGTGAAAGTACTGCGGTTTCCATATCGTCCAAATACCCTGGGCTTAAATTTTTAATATCTATATCCAACTGAAGAGCCACATTTAGAACCTTAGAGAGGTCTCCTGAGGACTTGCCCGCTGACGCCTCCTGATAAAGAGATACCCTTTCTTCAATTTCAGACTCACTCAAACCCTGTAACCGATCTGGATGAGTACATAGCACTATTTCGCGATACAACTCTTTTGTTTCTGGGGTAGCTTCACAACTAGGTTGAGCGCCAGGAGGAGCGCTTACGGATTCAAATGGCGCCCGCACCCCACGAGAATGACAAAAACTAAACATTTGAGAGATAAAATTAGACTTCGCCACCTTGAAGGTCGAGGAAATTTCATCGCACTCCATGTTTAAATAGATTGCTTTATGCTTTAATTTGGTAAAACGACGCTCAAGGAGGCGTGCATATTCCTCTTCCGAATAAGAAGTATCAAGAGAAGATTCGGAAGGAGGGGGAGATTGACCTGAAATGACGTGCCCCAAAGGATGAGATTCTCTTTCATTAAAAAGATGAAATAAATCTTCCATAAATCTATATACACAAAAGGCGGCCCCAGTAAGGGCCGCCCAGTGTGGTAGTTAAGGATTAAAAATTAAACCGAGGCCAATATTTCCAGCGAGTAGTCTTCGCTCGGAATCTCGTCGGAGAATTGGAACGTAACTGCAGTGGTGGAGATAGCCGACATTTGGAGCCCGACAATGGGGTCAGCGGCGGTGGTCGAGATAAGAGTACCGACAACCGAGGGAGTAGATGGAAACTCAGAAGTGAAGGTAACGGTCTTGCTCGTGTCGCCACTGGCTAGCTCCGTGCTTTTCACCTGAACGTCGTTCGTGGTGATATCGGCCGCAAGACTGGAGATGTCACTGTCCTGCGTAACATCAATGGCCTTGAGGCTGGAGATGTCGCTGTCCTGCGTAACGTCAATGGCCTTGAGGCTGGAGATGTCGCTGTCGTGAGTAACGTCAACTGCCTGAAGGCTGGAGATGTCGCTGTCCTGCGTAACGTCAACGGCCTTGAGGCTGGAAACGTCACTGTTAATGGTTGCATTCGACATAACAACGGTACCATTTTCATCCGTAAACTGGAAGGTATCGTTAGCCGAAGAGCTCAAGCGGATATTGTCTGCATTGAGCGAGAGGGTTTCTGTGCGGAATATTTTCGCCATACTAATGGGTACATCCCGACCCAGGGAATTGGGAAATATTATCCAGAACTATTCCAATATTTCATGAAAATACGCTTCAAAGCTAGTGGATAAGCCATAAAATGGAGAATAAATGTCTCACTATCTACTAGACGCGGGTCCGTATTAAACCTATTCATTGGGAAAATCTTGCGATTATGGCCAAAGGGGTCGGATTTATGGAGAATATCTATTAAAACCTCTTGATCTCCCCCGCTGGCGTAAAGGGAGGAGGTATCATTGCTACTACTGAAATTCCCCCACTTCTTCAGTATATTTTTAGAGTATTGGTGATTTCGGAATATAACAACCCCACTATTAAAGGCTGAGCCAGGAGCCATTTTCTGGTTATTTGCACCTATATCCTCGCAAGCTACGATTTTTTTCATAGGAACGCAGCGCTTTAAAATATCCTCGAATTTCTGATCAGGATCAAAGATAAGGGTGTCGGAATCCATCCATACTATTGCCTCGTGGTCGTCTATATGGTTAAGAATCGCCTTCGGTTTAGACCAATTTCCATGACTTTTCTTGTCTAGGGAGTCCCGGTAAATATAAAAAGTATACCCTTTCTTCTCGCAATAAGACTTAATGTTGATCTCTGATTCGACGGCATAGGAGGCTATTTCCGGAGTATATAAACTAACAATCGCTATTTTTTGCCCGGGATTATAGCAGGAGAATTTTTGTGGCGAAACGGGCGTGGGGGGCAATTGGGCCGCCATATAGTCCAGGCAATCATAATCTTTAAAATATTGCCATTGGTCTTTTAGCGCGATGAATTGGTCTTGTTTTGCCTTTAATTCCCTCTTGAGCTCATTTTTTTTTTAATTCCATAAAAATCTAAGTCCCGGCATCCCCACTGCACGCTAAAACTATAGCCGGAGAAAAGATTAGGGAAATCTAGTCTAGACGTAAAGTCTTCTTCGGTAAGGTTTTTGTAATAGTCCCAATCTAAGGTGAGGGGAGAGGACGCGGGGCTGCTGCGTGTAGTGCCATGCTCCGGCCTCCCAATCGTAGCACAAGTCATAACGATAAGGCCACCCGGCTTACAGAGCCGATGCATATTGACAAAAGTCTCTAGCCAATAAGGATTATGCTCGAAACATTCGCAGGAAATTACCGTATCGAAACTAGAAGTAGGCGCATCATATTCATGGCCTCCCACTACAAGATCGACACCGCTGCCTTCACCGATATCAATGCCGGTATACTCACAACCCTCAAAAAAGGATCGGACGGAACCATTGATATTAAGGCTACCTACCTCCAGCACTTTAGAGTTGGTAAATTGACCTGGGAAGAGGTCTTTTACTGATTTGACATAATTTAATTGTTCTTTATGCGACATAATTTAAGAATTGAGGTTTTTATTTAGTAAATTTTAAAATATATAGACCTGACTGCCATTTAGCGAGAAGAGAGCGATCTTTTTGTTTCCCAGTTAAGTTAAATTCTTTAGCCTGAACAAAGCCAATGTCTTCGCCCAACCTAAGGAGGTGCTCACGCTGAGAATCTGTAGCCCCCATATTGAGTTGTGGTCGGACAAAAGGGTTACAACTATGAATAACGTCTTCAATAATTAAAACCCCGCCAGATTTTAACTTAGAATAATATTTTGTAATAGCGACCTCAAAAGAAGCAAAGGTATGTGGCCCATCGTCTATGACTACATCAAAAAAATTATCCCTAAAAGAATCCACAACACCCTCAGTATAGGCATTCCCAATAATCTTAGTGACCCCAGGGCATACGGCAAAGTCTCTTATGTCTAGCCCATAAATGGAAACATTATCCGGAAAGTAATCCCTCCAGAGGCGCAAACTTCCTCCAGTATCACACCCAATTTCCAAAAATCGAGAGTCCGGAGCGGACAGCAGGGGCATTTCTAGGTCGTAAAAATGGTCTAAATACCCTAATAGATATTTGTCCGTATCATAATGATTTTCTAAAAATAAATTTGATATATTCATTTTACATAATTGGATAAGTCGTTCATTATCTTTTTTCTCATCTCCCAGTCCTTATCGACTATTGTATTTAGAGAAACATCCCCGGCGCTAGCCGACCCATTCCCGGGAATCGTCAAACAAAAGCCTTCAAGATAATAATTCTGTTTTCCTCTTAGCTTATTGGCTTCAAAAATAAAGCGATCACCGCAGTGATGAATGAGCTCGGAGGGTATGGGGAGGAAATCGTGCTTATTAAAAACGAAAAACATCCCAGGGCCGTGTTTGAAAAATTCATTGTACACACTCAACCCTTCAGGTTTTATGAATTTAGAACCGTCAAACAAATGGCCATTAGGGACCCCTTCGCCCTTAATATTTCTAGGGTTAATGAAAATGGTTCCCATATTGGGGTTAATGTTGCTACAGATAAATTGAAAGGCATTGCGATCAATATAGGCGTCATCATTTATAACGCAGCAAATGTCAGAATTACACAATGAAACCCCAAGGTTAACGCTAGCATTAAAATATAAGTTTTCTTTTTGATCTAATAATTTTACTTTTTTAAATTGGTTAATCCATGTAGGAGTTTTTTCAGGAGCATTGTTGATTACTATGACTTCGGAAACCCGGCTGTCCCTCTCTAAGTAATACAGGGACTTAGAAAAGTATTTGTTTGCGCGCCAAATCGTTGGGACTACTACTGAGATAAGTGAATTGTCTGGAGTGGGGACATGAAGGCCATCTAGTGCAAAAAGAGAGTTGATTTTTTTCTTAAGGGCGCTTTTATGTTGTTGCCACCAATCTATTACTTGGTTATTGTACTCCTGAAGTCGAGGTAAATCCAGTAGAAGTTCGCCGACATCTTTGGCCACGCCCTTCCAATCTGAGGGGCACTTAAGGAAGGGGTGACCAGGATAAAACTTATCAAAATACTCGTGCTCGTCGTGCTCTATAATTGGAATTGAGCCGGCCTCTAGACATTCGTACAAACGGAAATTATCTTTCAGGCCTATCCCCCCACCCCACCCGCTGGGGCATGGCACAAAGACGGAATCCCTTAGGATCGCATGGTATTTTTTGACATCTAATTGTTGCTCGTCATTCCATTTTTCAGTTATATGCTCAAAGGAGGGAAGGTTGAGCTCCCGAAATTCTTGAAGCATATTCTCACGGGTAGGCTTATCCTTTACCTGGCCAATAAAGCACCACTTGTATTTTTTCTTCACAATTGGTTTCATGACGAGATATATTTTTTGAATTTACGGTTGTAATCAGCATTCCAGCTCTCAACGCCTTCGGAATGATAGAATAAAGCCTTTTGCCTCATGTACTCATCAAATAAATCATCAGGTGCTGGGGCGCGGCGCCCTTCTTCACAAATAAAAGAAACAGGATCATAGTTGAAGATAATTTTTTCAGTGCACTTATTTTCTCGATAGGTGTGCAGGAACGGACACGAGTTCAGGTCGTGACGTATGCGATCCCAGTAATGGGGCCCGGGGTTTCGGGAGTGAGGATCCCCTCCCAAGACCTTAGAGACGGACTGCATATAAGATTCAACGGCCAAGTAAAACAAGCCTTTGCCGGCCCTTCTCCCCATTAAATTGGAATTAATTGCTTCGCCGTAAATGGGATTGCCGGAGACGCTCAATAGAAAATCTTGAGAAAAATCGATATCCTGAAAGGTGGGTAAAACGCACTTAGTTAGAGGCTCTAAAATATCGGATAGGGAAATATTGCAATATCGATCTATGTCCATATATAAGCCGCCCTCATTAAAAATCTTGAGTAATCGCCAGAGATCAGTTTTTTCTACCATTTTTTTGCTGGAGATAGCCTTGTAGCTCTCCCTCCCCAGATTATCCCTCAAGTAACGCTCTACATCATCATCATCGCTAACTTCTATGTTCCAGTCAGGGTTAAGCCTAGGAAGATTGCCGACCCCATTCAATATGAGGGGGGAGCGATTGGACAAGATGTTTTTATGACGCCACGTGAGGTGAATGAGTTTTGGTATATCCTTGCAAATCAGGGGCGACAGAAAGGGGAAGTCCAATAAGTCAGAGGGCGGTTTAAGTATTTTATGTTCGACTTCAGAATCCACAGAGGCACCATGAAAGCCCTGCTTATACCCCAAAGGAATCTGCAATACATTGGGCAAATGGCATACATTTTTGTTGTATGTAGTCCGAATCACATGCTTGAAGTCCTTGTAGTGGGTAGTTTGGGCACGAGTAAACTCATCCCCAAGATGCATAATCGAGCAATTTTCTAGTAATGAAGCCTCTTTTAAATAAGAATAAAGTTTTGTTGTATATTCATTGGTTGCATCTGCTTTATGTATATCGTTGTAGACAATTAGGCTATTATCTCTTAGGTCTTGGAAGTTGGTATCTATAATTTCGTCAAAATCAACCCCGGAAAATAGTTCATGTATCCAGTCTGTTTCATAGCACGATGCGACATCATTGGGGTCGACTTGCCAAATAATGGTTAATTTGGAACTTGATTTATTTAAATATCGACCTAAGTTTTCAAAAACTTCCTTATGCGCGGCCCAGTCCCTGTTGATGATTTTTTTAACTTCCCCATCTTCGCTGGCACTCCCAGGGGTTTCGAGGGAAAAACCATTAATAAAGTAATTTTGTTTTTTTTGTAGTTGATTTACTTTAAAAATAAAAACGTCACCAAAATGATGGGTTAGGGCACGGGGGATGGGCACGAAACTTTTTTTGATAAGAAACATGAGCATGCCGCTACCGGCCTGGTCAAATTCATTGGAGATTTCGAGGCCTGGACCCCTGGGGTCAGCTTTATTGATGAAGGCTGGATTGATGAAGGCGGCGCCCTCATCTTTGTCTATGTTTTCGGACGCAAATTTAAATATGGATTGGTCCACGATGATATCGTCATTGAAGATGCAGCATAGGTCCGACTGGCATAAGGGAATCGCAAGATTGATACTGCCATTGAAATATAAATTTTTATCTTGATCAAGTAGTTTTACCTTTTTGAAATGATGGACCCAGCTTGGGGTGATACTAGGGTCATTATTGATTATAAGGATTTCACTTACATAGCTGTTTCTCTCTAAAAAGTATAATGATTTAACTAAATATTCATTTGCACGCCATATAGTAGGAATGACAACCGAAATAGATTCATTGGAATCCTTCCGAAATTTGTCAGCGGCAAATCTTAGGTCTGAATTTTTGTCTATTTCTGCGTTATCATTCTCTTCGTGCAATTGGTGAGTCATTAAAGGATTGAGGTGATAAATACGATCTGGAGCCGAGAAAAGCTTGTTATTATTAAAGAAGTTAATGGCAAAAATGTCTTGCCCTTGACCTTTCTTTAAGTCAAATCCATGCTGATCTACCCATTGACACAAAAGGGAGGCGCCCGTCTTACTTAGGATATAAGACTGAGCATTCATGTGCCAATAATGGGTCCCTGCGGTGAAGAAATCATTCTTTTTAACCCGATTAAAGTGGGCATTGTAAGGATCTAGGACCTCTGGATAATGAGACTTGTTCCAAGGCTGGCAGCCCCCTAAGAAAACCAAGTAATAGTCAGAGGGGATAGAATGGCTGAATTCATTATTCCACTTCTCTGCAAAGCCATCCTCAAAAACGACGTCATCCTCTAGGATAAGATAGCTAGAATCCCTCTTCGACTCAGCTAATTTTCTCCATAGATAATAATGACTTAAGGCGCAAGCAATCACGGCTTTGGTCAGCACGGAGTAATTTGAGGGAAAAAGCTTTTGAATCTCGGGGGTAAGCTCTAAGCTCTGGGCGTCTACAGCAGAAACCCGATGGGCGCGGAATGGGAGGTGGTTTTTTATATGATCGGCTCGATCAGTTCTGCGATCCAAATTTATCCAAAAAGAATTGGAGATATTATTTAATGAAAGAGCAGAAGAATCTTCCTTGGTAGCGGGCGACTCAATCAACTCTTCGCCAAAAGAATAACCAAAATATTCAATTTCTTCGGCGCATTTTTCGGCGATATACTTAATGCAAAAATCGTCATAGTACTCGGAGTAATGGAGACTGTTTGAAGTCTTGTTTACTACGGGGAGGGGGGTATTGGGAAGGCCAAGACGCCCGCAAACATAGGCCCAATCTCTATCTAGATGCTCAAAGCGTCCAATAAAGTCAACTCCGATCTTCCCGTTAACCCTAAGATAGCGCAAGGGATTGAGGAACTCTTTCCAAAAATCAGGATTAACCCCCTTAATCCACTCTTTGAAAGTATGAGAGAAACCATCCCGCTTTTTTCTATAATGATAAAAGGAGACGGAGGCGGCCCAAGGATTTCTTACAAAAGAAAACTTAAAGTAATCTTCATAATAAGGGGAATCGACCCACTTATAGAGAGGCCAGTGCTTGTCGTCGGAAATATTAATGGAGTCCGTAGCGGAAAGCTCTTTAAGCTTGGGGTCATCGGCCTCCCAGTTGGGACGCCCCATAAGAATCGTCTCTATGCTTTCCCCGGCAGTCTTGGGGATGTGAATAAAAATGCATTTATCCTTGTGGCTAATCATTTCTCGAGAGATTCTAGCATGGACTGATAGATAGAAATATTGGTGAGGTTATAGGGGCTATACTTGTGAAGCAACTTCTGAACATCACCCTTGTACTTAGTGAAGCAATCGGAGTGATTGAGGATCGCATTTTTAATTTGAAGCGCCCCCATGTGGACATCACAATCGGGATAATAATAGCCATAATCCATTAAGGTTTCAGAGTTGTGGATAAGGGGCAGCCCCAGGTAGAGGGCCTCAAAATAAATATAATTTAAGTCATTGTAGAGCTGATGGGATACAATGGTGCCCCCAAATTTGGCAATTGCGCGAGAAGTCCCCCACCTGTTATTGAAATAGCACATGCTGGGATCCGCCTCAACCATGCGGAGGTGATTCATTAATTTGTCGAAAAAAGGATTTTTTCTCAGCTTCTCACAACAAAAAACATTTACTCTTTTGAGAAGCCCTGGATCGACTTGCTCTAAATGCTCACACATCATGACCGGGACAATGCAAGATTTGACAAAACTAATATTAGGCTCAAAAATGCATACGCGATCCACTTTGTCAGCTGTAAAAAAGGGGTTCAATTCCTCCTTCTTTAGATCGGAGGCGGTTGATTGAATGAAAAAGGGGTCCCAGATGTAGGGCGCCACTTTGACAGATGAGTGGTTATAGTAGGCCGAAATATATGAGGCCCCAAAGGAATGCTGCGGAGAAATCCAAATCTCCGACAGGTGATTGGGTTTATCTAAAGGGGTCTTGTGAAGGGTGGGCCCACAAACCGAATGATGAATGTCGTCCATGAGCTTATTCCCGTAATGCAAGAGGATAACTTTTAGTCTAGGGTTTCGACTCCTCAGGGAATTAAGCATCTCCGGCAATAAATCAAAGCCCGCCACTATAAGAACGTCCAGAACTTCAGAATTATCCACAAGAAAATCCTTAAGCAGGACCCCTTTGTGTTTTTTGCCCAAGGGGTGTTTTTGGGGTTCTGGAGTAATGTAAAGGCATTCAACCCCATCAATGCGCTCTAAAAGCTCATACAAAAAAACAATATTCTGCTGTAGTCCATTGGCCCAAAACGCCTTAGACATATCAAGGGTAATGCCTATTTTCATGATAAGAGGCGGCGGTAGGCGTCTTTAACCCGAGGATTATCGGGGGAATATTGCCATATAATCTGTTGGGCAGATGCCCGATAACGCTCGATATTGTCATCGTGCTCCGTAAGAGCCTTGCGTAATTGGCGGGCCCCTTCCACGGTGTCATAGTCCGGGTAGTAGTAGCCTGCAGACTTTATAATATCTGAATTATGGACCAGGGGAATATCAAAGAACAGGGCTTCTAGGTAGGTATAGTTGAGGGCATTAAGTAGTTGATGTGAGACTACTACATTGCATTCCTGAGCAAACGTTTTGGAGATGATTTGTCTACCAGCAAACTGAATTTTATTGTTTTGTGTTATCTGTAAATCCCACATAAGGGCCCTAAAATATTTTTTTGGAGCAATTACGCTAGAACAATAAACCCTTAACGCATTAAATAGGTCCGGGGTTGAATGAAAGAGCTCTTCCACCACCATAATGGAGGGAATACAGTTCTTGGTCATATTGAGATTAGGCTCAACAATCGCAATATTTTTTTCGGAACCAGGGGAATAGCGAGCAGTATCGCCCACCTTCTCCCAGATCTTATTATGCGACTCTATTAAACGAGACGACCAAATGTAGGGCAAAATGAAGACTTTTTGGGTATTATAATAAGTTTTAAAATAAGGAACGGAAAAATCATAATGAGGGGACACCCATACCTCGTCAACTTTATAGTTCCCCACTGGAACAGTGTCCCATTTGCACTGTTCAATATCAGCCAAAAGACGATTACCATAATGGACATGAACGTTACGAACCTTCGGAGAAGTACGCTTAAGATCATCTATAAGGCTTCTGGGGGGAACCCAGCCGCACTGCAAAAAATAATCGAAGCCCTGGGATAAATCTATATCTTTATGATGAATAAGGGGAATATCCTTGGGGGGGTCTATGCACTTATCTACTGGATGATTTAGGAGCAGGGTTGGATTGTGACCTAAATCTTGGAGCAGCTCGCAAAGAAAGATTATGTTTTGCTGGAGGCCATTAGTGAAAATTCCCTTATCAAGAGAAACTGTAAGAGCAAAATTCATAATAAAAAATACACATAGAATGTATTATTCTGGGTCACGATTTACCACTAAATCCAAATAGTGGCCAGTTTCTGATATAATATCCGTAAAAGCCACGTAAAAGCCAGTCAGGGATACATTGTAGGTCGAGTACCCATAAAAGAAATTAGAGCCCGTATAGAAGCGCATAGTGGCTATTACCTGAGGAACCTCTGGATAGATGAACTCATTTCCCATTCCCGAAAAGGTATAACCTATTTCATCAACCCCGCTAGGAATGTGCAAAGAGGTAGAAAAATTGCCACTTCCGTGAGGGTCATGACCAGAAAGGGAGACTGGAATGCCTTTTACCGTTAAGCTCTCAGAAAAATCTCCACTAACACCAGCCAGCATTTCGAGGTCCAGGTCATCAAAGGCTGCCTGGTCGCTTAATAGCTGTATGGGAAGTTGGCTCATTCTATTTAATATTACACTTCTTGTGCCTCGCAAAACAAGCGAATAATTTTTTCTTTCTTGTTAGTGGGGGCATAGTGCCACTGCCAGGGGTAGGTCTCTCTCAAAGAATTTATCTCTTTTTTTGTTTTTTCTATTTGATCCTCTATAATTTTAATCTCTGAGTAGCGCAAATGGGAAATGTCTATTCGTAGCTCCTGGGCAATAGACACTAGCTCGTCTACTTGGTTCTCTTTTTGGGCTGATACGGCTTGCTCATAAAGCTCTCGACCGTCTTCAGTGGCGGTTTTGTCGGGATGGGTTTGGAGAGCAATACTTCTGAAAACCTTTTTAAATGATGGTGGAAGTTGTTTTTTCTCTTCTTCGCTTAACGACTCCACTATAAGGGCTGAAGTCTCCTCAGAGGGGGATGGGGTGGATTTTTTCTGAGAAAAAGAATCTAAGGGGTTGGGAATGTCGTTGTCATGGCAAAATGAAGCCACATGAACACAAAACCCTTTAACGGCGAGCTCATATATTTCATGAGCCTCCGAAAGCTCCTTCCTTAATTCCCTGCAATCAAATTTTAGCTTGCGGACTAATTTAGATTTGTAGTCGTCCAAAGTTATTTGAAGGGAGTAAACTTCGGGGAGAGGGGCGTAACTTTAATAAGGAAAGGCAACCCCACCGAAGACGGGGAAGAACTCTTCTCAGAGGTACTGGAACCAACAGAATCTTCTACGGGAAGCGCTCGTATATCTTTTAGGGAAGGCATTTTTTCCTTTGGATTTAAGGCCCATCCAATTTTGTTTCGAGAGGCCCATTTTTTCATACGACGAATAGGAACAACTAAATTAAATCCTTGCCCGGCACCTCGAACCAGCATTCCGACATAAGTACCGTCAGTAAGAAAAACTCCCCCTCCACTAGACCCGGGAAAAGCAGTAACGGTAGTTTGGTCAAACTCAACTTTACCGTCAATACGCCCTACTTGAGCAATAATTCCGCTAGTCATGCTGTTTGCCCCCATTTGCCCTAGGAGGGACCCTACATGAAAAAGTTGAGTCCCTATAGGTATAATGGGTGAATCTTCGTTAAGGTGAAACTTGGCGCTGTCTCTACCGTAGTCTTTGGCCCTTACCATTAGGAGGGCCAAATCCTCACCTTCTTCGTAGCCGCTATATTTAACTACAGAAGCATCCATTTTAATTTCGCCCACTCTACGGCCATCCTCGACTAATTCCTTAACTATTTGGACATCTCCAAATTCAACGATCTTTTTGGTGGATCCATCTATTATTGCTTCCCTGACTGTCCTGAGGTGATCTATTACGTGAGCAGCAGTCCATACGAAAGTAACCTGTTTTTCTCCAATTTTTCGGGTAATTAGAACGCCAGAACCCTCGGACTTTTGGTAGTCTCCCTCAGCCCTAATGGTCACTGATATGTTCTGAAGGTGATCGGATACAGCCTTTCTATCTTTGCCTTCACAAAGAACAGCTGCAGAAATAAACGTAAGAAATAAGGAGGAGACAATTAGGAATTTCATAAGATTAAATAAGTTTTACTATAAGTAAGTACACTTATTTAAAATCATTAGAAATCATCTTCCAAAGAACCGGCTTGTTGGTATTCGCGAACCCGACGCTCGAAAAAATTTCCCATTGCCTGAACATCCACCACTTCCCCGAGCCAGGGAAAGGGGTTTTGGTCGCTAGGGAAACGATAATCTAGGTTAATAGACTCAAGCCTTCGATTGCCTATGTAGTGCATATAGTCTACAAACATGTCGGCGTTGAGACCTAGAATACCAGTGGGTAGAACGTCGTGGGCATAGTCAATTTCTAATTGAACGGCCTTTTTAATGTGCTCCACGAATTCCTTTTGGATTGTCTTAGTCCAGATTGAGGGATTTTGGTCGATTAGAGTGTTTATGATATAGACTCCGAATTGTATGTGGCTAGACTCGTCACGCAAGGTATATTTAATTTGATCGGAAACCCCTTGAAGCTTGTTTTGCCTTCCCAAGGCAAGCAGCATGGCAAATCCACTAAAGAAGAAAGTTCCCTCACAAATTATCCAATAAGTTAGGAAATTTCTAAGGATAGCCTGCTTGCCGTCTTTAGAGAGCGGGTTAAAATCTGGAGAGCTAATATCAGTAGTGATCTCCATTAAGAAGTCATCTTTGGCTTTTATGCTAGGAATATTCTGGTAAGCCGTGTAAACCTCATCAATATCCAAGTCCAAACTGTCACATATATAAACGATAGTAAGATTGTGAAGGCTTTCCTCAAAAGCTTGGCGCAAAATATACTGACGACATTCAGCATCCGTAATATATCGGAAGCCAGAAAGCAAAAGGTTATTGCCAACCAAAGACTCGCTTCCAGCAAAAAATCCCAAGCATCGTTTGACGAGGAGTTTTTCATCATCGGTTATTTCTCCGTGTTTCCATTGTTTGATATCCGATTGCATGGAAATTTCGGTAGGCATCCAGTTGTTGGCGCAACTTTTTAAAAATAAATCCCATGCAAATTTATGTTTGTGGGGCAAAATGCGGTTTACTCCAGCTATATTGCTCCCTAGAAGTTCTCCAGTTTTATCTTCCATAGTGTAGCGTCCGATATAATATCAAAGCGCCAGCCAAAAGTCAAGAAAATATATTAAAAATTTAAAATCACTTGAGCTTTACGCTCTTAATCCATGCAGTAAAACTTCGAAATTTCGAAGAAATAAAGTCGAAGGAAGATTTTGCTTTTGATCGGACGGTGGATGATGCACTGCTAACTTTGGACTTAATAAAGGCCACTGGAGCTGGAGTGCAGGCACACAGCAAGAGGGATAAGCCTATGATGGCGCCAATTACAATAAAAGAATTCAGGGGTTTTTTGGAATCTTTTTTCTCCGAGAAGGCAGACAATTCATTTTTATCAATTAGGCTGTCTGAATTTAAGTCGACCGCTTCGAATTCGCCCAGAGAAGGCATCGATTCAGTTGCTTCGGGAGAAGAGGGCTTGAAGGAAAAAGGGCGCGAAGATACACACCCCAACAGAATAAGGATTGCCGCCGAGCAAAAGAGATTAATCGCTAGATTTCTTTTTTTTACCATATTTACTTAAGCAAACAGCAATTCTCTGCTTGATATCCTTGAATTCTTTGCGCATGACTGGATCAGCCACGCAACGAGACATAAATTTAGACTTCTTTTCCCCAGATTCTTTGGAAGGAATGGGCATACTTTATTTAGTATCTTTGTCTTTTACTTTATCTTCCTTGTCAAACTCCTGATCCTTCTTGAGGTCATGGATTTCAACTGATTTCTTCGTGGAAGGCTTTCCCTTTTTCAGTTTATCGATCTTTTTTTGGTCGTCTTTGACCGCATCCTTCTCGTGCTCTTCCTTTTCTTTTTTGGTGTCGCGGTCCAGTTCCTTTTTGTCGATTTTTTCCCACTGCTTCTTGCTTTTAGCCTCGGATTCCTTCTTTTTGTCGATCTTTTCGTCCTTTTTAAGATCTTTTACTTGTTTCTTGTCGTCCTTGATGGCATCCTTGTAATGCTTTTTCTTTTCCTTCTTGGTGTCTTCCTTGAGTTCTTCCTTATCTTCCTTCTCGAAGCCGGATTTGGCTTCTTCATCCCAAGATTTAGGAAGGGAGCCGGCGCAGCCGAGTTTGGAAGCACGAGCCTTAAGCTTGGATTTGAAAGTATCGAAGCTCATGGGCCCTTTGTACATTCCCCAGGTGCTTACAGCGTCCTTTACGTCTTTGCAGGACATTACGGGGAAAGAGCGCCTCTTGGCGTCCAAAAAGTCGCTATCCTTGAGCGCACTCCTCTTTTTTCCACCAAAACGCTCGGCAGCAAGCGCCGAATCGTCGGATTCTTCTATAGGATACAGTTTAGCAGTAATTTCTTTTGAGAAGTCTAGATCTTTCATGGTAATGTAATAGGTTATATATAATATACACCTTAAAACGAAGTTTTTCTAGTTAAAAATCTCCTTAACCAGGGATAAGAGCCCAATTACCGCTATAATGTACAAAAGAAACGGCAACGTCAAAAGGCATAAAGCCGATAAGGTCTGAAGTAACGACTTCATGGGCGCCACAACAATACAAAATTAAAATTAATTAACTTTTAAATTATTGAAGATAGAAATTATCTGACTTATATTGAATGCATTGATTCTGTCTATATTTAAGTTTCCACGCTCAGTATATAGTCGAAAACCGGCTTCTCGCCTATCATTTCGGATTAACTGAGAGATGAAATCATGGGCGCCGTGACGTTTTAGCCAATGCCAATAGATACTTCGAGTGCCATGGTCGCATTTCAATAATATATCTTCAAAAATAAAAGTTTTTCCATAAAGGGTAATGTCCCTAAATGGAGTTATTTCGCTAGGGGGTTCACAAAGAGATGCCTCTATAATAAGGTTCACAAAATAAGGTACACATAATGCAAAACCCCCCTATTTATACCGAATTATTACTTATATAACCTAATGCCTCAACAATTTTAAAATCTATCTTGTCTGGGAAATGATTCAAGGAATCTATCCGAAACCAACCCCACTCGGTATGCTCGTAATTTAGTATTGGACTTAACATTTCCGGCAAAACAACAAAATAAAAAATAAATTCTGAATTTTCATTAAGAAATCTTTTTACAAACCTAAGATCTTTAGTCTGAATTTTTATCTTAGTTTCCTCTTCAAGTTCCCGGGCCGCACAAATCATGGGGCTTTCCCCAGGCTCCATAGATCCACCAAAAATAGACCAATAACCACCAAATGGAACAGGTTTGCCTCTGTAGCGTTCAATACGCTTGCCCAAAAGAACGGAATTTCCGTATATGGGGGCTACCGCAGCAGATTTACTGGCATGACTCGCATGTTTCGCCATTTTTCATCGCCTCTATGCTACAAGCAGCCGCTTCATCTGATGATGTGGTGGCCTTCTCGATCTTTGTTGCCGCTCTATTGCGTAAATAATACGTTGTCTTTAAGCCACTTTCCCAGCAGGACATGTATAAATCGTTAAGATATTTCAAAGAGGTAGTTTTATTGTATAAATTAAAGCTAATGGACTGGTCCATCCACTTCTGTCTTACTGAATTGCACTCAATAAGCTTAAACATATCTCTATCAAAGGCCGTTTTGTACTTTTCCTTTAATTCCAAAGGCAACTCGCCATTAACTAGGGAAAGGTCTCCATCTACGCTCTTGATTAGGCGCGCCATATCATTAGACCACAACCCAAGATCCTTCATATCCTTAACAAAATGAGGGTTAGTGATATAAAAATTGCCACTTTTGCACTCATAAACAAAAAGAACGGAAAAATTGGGCTCAATACTTTGTTCCACTCCATTTATGTACCCAATGGTCGCAGTCGGAGCAATTGCCATAACATTAGAATTACGCATGCCGTGAGACTTTATAGATTCACGCACTACATCCCAGTTAAAGTGGGTTTTATGAGACTTTCGAGCGCCCCTGTACTCCATTAAATTGTTCCAGCTATCTAATGGAAGCACCCCTTGGTCCCACAAGGAACCAGTAAACGAAGGATATTCTCCGCGCTCCGCAGCAAGCCCGGAACTTGCTAGGATAGCTCTATTGCTATAAAATTCGAAAAGTTTGTCGTTGAAAGAGACCGCATCCATGGAATCAATAGGAATATCCAAGATATGCAAGACGTCATGTAGACCCATAAGACCAAGGCCGATTGGCCTATGCCTTATATTGGAGTTTTGGGACTCCTCCGTAGGGTAAAAATTTATATCAATGACATTGTCGAGCATTCTTATGGCGACCTCTATGGTTTCACCTAGTTCAGTCCAGTTAATGTCCGACTTAAGGGATTCGCCGTCTTTCCCGTATGATTCGTGGAGGTGATTAAGTAGGTTAACTGACCCTAAATTGCAGACCGCCGTTTCTCCAGCTTTGGTTTTTTCGCCATCTTTGTATTCGGATGCTTTTGTGTGGAGGGTGATTTCCGTACAAAGGTTGGAGCTATTCACGCTCCCCTCATGCTGATTCGTGTATCGAATGTTTGATGGATCTTTGAATGTATTCCAAGGATGTGAAGTCTCAAAAAGGACCGTTAACATTTTTTTCCAAAGCTCCTTGGCGGAAACCTTTTTGAAGGACTTAATCTCGCCCTTATCGGCCTTCTTGCAGTAAGCCGCATATTTTTTGTCAAAATCAAGACCAAAGGATCCGTGAAGGTCGGAGCATTCATGCGGATCAAGTAAATACCAGTCCTCATCGGATTTTACCCTACGCATAAATTCGTCGGGAATCCAAGATGCAGTATTCATATCATGGCACCTTAATCTTTCGTCACCAGTATTCTTTCTTAAACTCAAAAAGTCTTCATAGTCCAAATGCCAAGGCTCTAAATAGGCACAACCAGCGCCCGGACGCTTCCCGCCTTGGTTTACCGCCACCAATACATCATTGTAAATCTTTAACCATGGAACAAGTCCGCTAGATATACCATTGGTTCCCTTTATATAAGAGCCCGTAGACCTAAAGGGGGTAACGTCTAGCCCCAATCCTCCCGCAAACTTAGACTTACGAGCCTCCTGCCATGCCCCATCAAAAATTCCATCAATGCTATCGTCAAAGGTATTAAGGTAACAAGAGCTTAATTGAGAATGAGTGGTTCCGCTATTAAAAAGGGTAGGAGTAGATGGAGTATACTTGAAATTGCTTAAAATATTGTAAAATTTAATAGCCCAATCATCTTTATCTTTTTCGTTTATAGACAATCCCATTGCAACCCTCATCCAAAAACTTTGGGGAGCCTCCATTACTTTATCGTCCTGCCTTATAAAGTATCGGTCGAATAAAATCTGTATCCCTAGATATTTAAATTTTTTATCACGACTTATTTGTAGCGCATCCCCGAGCTTCTTCAAGTCGAAGGATAAAAGTTTGGAGTCTAGGCGCCCTTCCTTAACCAGAGATTTAATATTTTGGATAAAACTCTTTCTGTATTGCAAATCAAATGCATCGGAATCAACCCCCTCCTTAAATACCTCCTTGTAGAGATTGTTTAGGAGTAGTCTAGCTGCGGCAAAAGAATAATTGGGTTCTTTTTCGATCTTCTCGCGAGCAGACAAAATTAATGCCTGATCCATTTCTACGCTGGTGATCTTGTCGAATAGTTGAAGCTGGGCATCAAGTACCACTTCGCTTGGCGAAACGTTCTCTATTCCTTCGCATGCACGCTCGGCGCTAGCATTAATCTTGTTGACGTTAAAGTCTTCTAGGCGCCCATTCCTTTTCTTTATTTTAATATCCATAGTGGAGTTTTACACTGGAGTAACGAGGGGATTAGTAATTTATGAAAATAAGTAGAATTTAGGCATTCTACCATATAATCACGTGTAAAGCAACCCTAAAGAAAGGAAGTTATTCACAAAGGAGATTGTAGTCGTTTTTATACATCTTTTCGACCAACCCCGCAAAGTTAGTATTTCTTTTCCATCCCAACTCTTTTTCTGCCAATGACGGATCTCCGTGAAGAAGCTCTACCTCCGCAGGCCTATAAAAATCTGGGTTGATTCTTACCAGCGCACTAGACTTAAGAGGATATTCCTCGGACAAATAATTGGCAATAATATACTGTTCGTTAATTCCTTCACCGACAAATGAACCTTCGATATTGGCGCACTTAAGGCACTCTTCAAGGAACTCACGTATCGAATGAGTCTCCCCAGAGCTTATCACATAGTCTTTTGGGGAATCTTGGTTTAGCATTAACCATACGGATTTTACAAAATCCTCTGAATCGCCCCAGTCTCTTTTGGCGTCAAGGTTTCCAAGCTCAAGAGGCTTAAAGGGCTTATCGGATTCTATTGATCGCACAATACGAGCAATACCCTTCGTTATCTTTCGGGTTACAAACTCCTCCCCTCGGCGCACCCCCTCATGGTTGAACAACCAACCTTGAACTGCATAGAGTCCATAGGAATCTCGATATACTTTAACTAAATGGCGCGCAGCCGCCTTGCTTGCGCCATAGGGGCTCCTGGGTCTCAGGGGGTGAGCTTCGTCCTGTGGACTGTAGGCTACGTCGCCAAATTCTTCACTACTGCCAGCATTGTAGAAACGGCATTTAGGACAATGAGAACGTAGGCTCTCCAGTATATCTAGAACTGAGGTAGCATTGGTGTTAAATGTTTGTCGAGGCGTATCCCAGCTTACACCCACAAAAGACTGAGCGGCGAAATTGATAAAGTAATCGGGGTGAATCTTTCGAATCGCAGAATCAATACTATGCGGATCTGTAATATCAAGATCTATCAATGAAAACCTGTCACTTTGTTGCGGGACATTAATATGATTTTTTACGCTTAACCGACGAATGCCGCCATATATATCGATATCGGTATGCTTAATAAGGTAGTCTACCATATTGCTCCCGTCTTGACCTGTGACGCCAGTAACTAAAATGGCTTTTTTATTACTCATCTATGGGCTCCAGCAGTTTATTGAAATAGCTAGACTCTTCAAAGGTTAATTTGTAGTTCTTGGCATTAAGGAATTCTTTCATTTTGGGGCATATTTTATCGAAGGCTTCTTTATAGCGATCATAAGATCCCGAGGAGCCTTTGTAGCGGGCGGCCTCGAAAGTGCCAAAGCCTAGGCACGTCATCTCCTCGAGATCTCGAAACCAATAAAAAATCAATGGCAATAAAACGTGAGTGAACTTATCAATTTC